TTTTTTATTGCTCCACGACTTTGGCATGGGTATAACAAAAATTATGTGATAATGACTTTCCGGCAGTGTTACGCCGCTCGCCTTGCATTCGTCTTTAAATGCAAAATATTGCAATACTGGTTTCCGTTTTGCCCACCTGTCGCGCTGTGTCATCCGCGGTTTAGGAACTGGAGTAATGTTATAAATCATGCTTTTATTTTTCCTTCCTTGATCAGTATGTCTTGTGTTCTAATAACTCCTTCAGCGTGAGCTAATCTAACGAATTCATTCTCAAATATTCGTGTTCTGCAGTCTATTTCATCATGACAAGCTGAGCAAGCCCATGCGCCCTGCAAATCATTCGGCTTCATACCTACGCCACACGTTCCTGCTAGTCGATAATGCGCTAGTACCGTGGTTTCTGGGTTATGATTACAGCACGGCAATCGAACCGTGCACTCTCGCCCTCTTGCTTCTTTAGTTAGTTTGCTCATCGTTAACCTTGTTTAAATTATGCTGATTAATGTATTCTCTGCGTTGTTCTCTAACTATTGCTATTGCTCGCTCTAATTCTTGCTCTTTATCATCGTATCGTTTCAGTTGTTCCAAGTGTTCGTTGTTCATCATGCTACCCTAAATATTGTCCATCCTAGTTAATACTAAGTTGCCAGAAAAAACCGCCCCAGTATCAATGTAAACCCTGTTTGCAACTTGCGTCACTTCTCTTTGCGGAGTATGACCAAACACAAAAAATTCAACACCTTTTATTCCTGTATTGTCATATTTTTCAAATCGTTCTCGACTCCAAACCACTTTATTTAAATCAATAGGCTTGTTGAATACATATTCATTTGCTGGATAATCTGCGTGTGCAAACGCTATTAATTCGTTATTGATTGAAAGCTCAATAACTAAAGGCAATTCATTGCACTTATTAATTAAGTTAACAGCTTCCTGTTTATCTAAATCGTTTAATTTGAAAAACCAACCCCCACCGTTGTATTGCCATGCTAATAATGATTGTTCGTCTCCGTTAATTCCATTGATTGCCATTTGCTCGTGATTTCCACGAACCGTTTTAAACCAATCCTGATTAATTAATCGTAAACATTCTAAGCTTTGCGTACCTCTATCAATTAAATCACCAACAGCTATTAGTAAGTCATTTTTAAAATCAAAGCTCACCTCGTTTAACTTGCTCATTAGTAAATCGTAACAACCGTGTAAATCACCAACCGTAAATATCTTTTGATACTCATTACCGTTAATTTTTAAATAATTCATCATGCCACCTTTGATAATTGGTCTTTGTACTGTTCAGCCAGTCGAATCGCTTCCTGTGCATCTGAGCTAAATATAACGGCATTTTCAGCCCCAAACTGTTCAGCACAAGTCACCACATCAGCAAATGCTTTTTTATTCATTCTTCGCGTTGATTGCCCCATGAATACCAGTCCGCCTTGAATTCCCTTTACACATTTCTGCCCGTGCAAATTAGCCGTGATTAAATGCTTCCATTCCTCCGCTGTGAGCTTTTCTCCGTTCCATTCAACTTGTTTTGCGATATCATTTAAAACAGCCCACATCATGCGATTTTGTGCTAACGTGCGATTGTCTTCATCAATTACAATCCTCAATGGACGCTCGCTATCAACTGGTAATTGATTTATTACGTTAATCGCTGTAGTGCGTGCTAGTTCGTGTGTTAATCGAAATTCTTTAATCATTGTTTATCACTCCAAATACTCAACTATTAGCGTCGATTTGTTCTTCATCTTTTCGTGATAGCGTTTATATTGCTTTCTAACGTTGAACCAAAATATCAATGCCCAAACTGGAAAAAGAATAGGCGTTGTTAATATTAGAAATGTATATATAACAAGGCTTAGCAAGTGTATTGGAAATAAAATTGCTTCTTGATTAAGAATCCAAAAAAACTCACCTTTAATATCGTTTAGCTGTTTAATTCCGAACGATGACGCTTTTAATGATAAACAGCTCATAAAATCAGGATAATATCCGTTCCGCATAGCTTTGAACGGGTTTTCAATAAAATCACCCAGCGTTGGTTTTGTCATTTAGTTGCTCTCCAAATTACGAATCCCCAAAAAATAAACGCAGCTATTACTACAATCGCTACATCACTCATCTGCTAACTCCTTATTTGCAACCATTTGGTTTAACTTGATTAATTTTGCTATACCGAAAATCTGAGCTGGAATATAAAAACATAAAAGAACAAACCACCCCTCGTAAGCAATAAAAAAGGTCGATAAAATGGCATAAATCAAGTTCCAAGCTATGTGAAAATTGGTTAAATAATTCCAGTTTTCAATAAACTTTTCAGACGGAATGAGAATAGCTAAATACAAAATGAAACATTCAAACCAAAACACAATTTTGGGTATAACTATAAAGTTTTCGCTAATCAATTTAGACATAAGAATAGCTATGACTATGATTGCCGTGTATGAAATTTTTATTAATAATTTACCGCTCATTATCTACCTCCCGTCAATGCAAAAATGTTTTTTATTTTCAAAAATCTTCTCGTACTCGTTAGCCTTAGCAATATCCTGCTCTAACGCATCTTTTTTACCTGCCCTAATTCGATATTTCAAAATGTTACCAAGGCAAAAGCCTCTAAACTGCTCTACAGTCATACTACGCGCTATGATGTCGATAGATTCGATACCCTTGATTATTTGATAATGTTTTGGATTTTTTACGTTGTCACTCATCACCCGATCCCCGTCTAATTCAGCCCGTGCCTGCCAACTTGACCAACGCATGTTTATTGGTCCGCTCACATAACGATTTTCATCAATTAAATAATCGTGACCAAAAACAAAACTATAACCATAAAAGCTCGAAAGCCATTTTTCAAAAAGAGCGCGCTCTTTTTCTAACTCTTGCTGTGTTAATTTAGTCATTCTCTTGGTTCCTATGATTATTTTCGTACCATTCTTTTGTTGTAACTACAATTCGATGATTAGCTGTTTCATAAAAAACGAACCCATTTTCGTTAACTCTACTTTCAACTGAATCAAGAAATTTTCCAGCTTGCGTCAACTCATTGTTTGAAAAAAATGAATTAATGATGTTAATGCTAGCTACTGAAACGTTGACAGCTAACGCAATAACGATTAACCAAGAAACTAGACCGTTAATAACCGCTTTAGAGCGTCTAGTAAAATCTTCAAACATCCTTAAACCCTCACACGCTCAAAATTATCAAGCTGAACTAGCTCTTTACCGTTTGATAGCTTTTTAATGCATTGTTCGATTGTTAATTCTTCATCAGTAAAATGCGTCCAACTTGTCGGTAATTGCCATTTTTTTATGATTGTTGCTGTTATTTTGTAAGCCATTTCTGTATCAACTCCCTCAATTTAATTTTGTCTTCTTCTGAATAATTTTTTACTCGTTCTGCCAACTGCTGCTTAATCTTTGCCGTATTTGCTCCCCTGCTCTTTATCGCTCTCACATAGTCGTACGCTATTTTGTCGAGCATGTGATAACGTCCAAGTGGGCAGTGGTTAACTCTCCGCAACACAAGCTCTACCTGTTTTTAACATCTGCTTAATGCTAGCAATATACATCATGCTTTTACTTGATGCTCCCTGCTCAGTTTTGCATTCCAACATTGCAAACGTATTCTCTGGTTTTGGTAGATAATGATTAGCTCGCTCTTGTGTTAATAGCCCAGTAAAAACAGCATGGTTTATAGCATCAGCACGCTTTGCTTTATCGCTACCTAGCGAAACAAACACTTCAACGGCACGCCCGTACATCATCGATTCATCAACCATTCGCTCATATGCATCAATAAACGTTCGTCTTGCTCCAATTTTGTCGCCATTTCGGTAGACAATTTCAGCTTGTGCCCACGCTTTTGCTATTTCATTAGTCCAAACAACCGTATTGGTTTCATCGCTAGCAAGTATTGCAATCGACCACGCTTCATCTGGTGATAAATGATTACTTGAACCACCCATTAGCTTGATTAAATCCGCAGGCTTAGGCATAAATTGACTTTTAAGCACCCAAGCATGTGCAGCGGCTTTTAACGATTGAATCGGATATTGTCCAAGTGTTGACCAGTAAATATTAACCTTGACTGTGCTTGCTTGCTGTCCGTAAACCTCAAGTAATCCACCAATAACCGCTAAAAATTCATCTGTAATCTTTGCCATGGTTAAGCCCTCATACTCTCTAAAACTGCCCTGTTACGCTCGGCAAGGGTCATGAATTTTTCAGGTGGTTTATTTGATTTTTTATAACCGTTAGCATTGCGTAACCAGTTGTTAAAAGCCGCATTCCAATCAATATATTTTTTGCCATTCGCCAAGCAGTAATCCCTGAATTTGACAAACTCATTATCCAAATTGATGTTTTCATTCATCGCTATATCTCGATGATGATCGTTCGGTTTAAATTCATCAGGAAACTGACAAGGTCGCTTTGGCTGTTGCGATTTATTCGCAATAATATTTGTAGTATTCTCTGTAGTAGTCTTTGTAGTATTCTCTTGATATAACGAACTTGATTTTGTAGTCGTCTCGACATCTACATTGTAGAGATCGGGGTAACTACTTTTCATTTGTCGTGATGATTGAGTTATAGAGTTGGCGAAATCGCTTAAAACTTGATTAACTTTTTCATTATCAATCTTGTAAAAAGTCTTATGCTCTAACCTCTTTTCTGTAACAATTAACACGCCTTTTTCTTTTAGTTTTTTGATAGCCGTTCTTTGTTCGTTATGAGATAAACCAGTTTCATCTTCAAGCTCATCACGTGTTTTATACACACCTAAATCAGACGTAGCCTTGTCTTGCCAATAAAATAATTGTGAGAATAAAACAGCAGGACTCACACCACCCAGTGGCTTAGCTAGCTTAGGATAATAGGCATTCGGACGCCCTATTAGTTTTAATATTTCAACTGCGTTCATTGCTTACCCTCTTTCTTGGGAAAAGTTCTGGTAAATCAGGTCTAATATCGCAAGCTGCAACTTCCCCATTGGTTGCTTTTACTATTAAATGAACATGTTCAGGACTAACATCAGACAATCCGTGCAGCCACTTCCATACTGATGTCTGAGTTTTCCCACACGCATCAGCTAATTTTTTCTGGCTTCCCGTAATTAAAATAGCTTTCTCAATTGCTTTATTTTTCATACAAACTCTCTTTTAACAACTTATGTTGTGAATATTATCTTTTGTTTTTGCTTGTGTCAACAACTTAAGGTGTTTTACTTTATACAACTTTGGTTGTATTTTATTTAAATGAAAAAGGAGCTTAAAAAATGACATTAGCAGATCGACTAACCTCAATAATGAAAGAAAAGAAGATTTCTCAAGCGAAATTGGGAGAGGCTATTGGTATGTCTCAAACCACAATATGGAAATTAATGACAGGCAAAACAAAATCAAATAGAAATCTATTGAAGATCGCTGATTATTTAGGTGTTTCGGTTGAATGGTTAGCTAAAGGAGAAGGTCCTCAGCTTAAACAGCAACGAGACGGAACGCCGATGGATGAATTATCAACAAGAGACGTAGATGAGTGGGATGATAAAACCCCATTAAATGATGATGAAGTTGAAGTTCCATATTTCAAATCAATTGAACTTGCAGCAGGGCATGGTTGTTCAAGCACGGAAGATCACAATGGATATAAGCTCAGATTTAGCAAATCTTTTTTTAGAAGAAAAAACGCACAAAAAGAATTTGTCATTTGTTTTCCAGCTAAAGGAAACAGTATGGAGCCCGTTATTCCAGATGGAGCAACTGTTGCGGTGAACACACTACAAAAAGATATTCGTGATGGCGATGTTTATGCAATATGCCAAGACGGATTGTGTCGGCTAAAAAGATTGTATTTATTACCAGCAGGAAAAATAAGAATTGTTTCTTACAACTCTGAAGAATTTCCTGATGAAATTGATGATTCAAAAAATATAGAAATAATCGGGCGAGTATTTCATTGTTCATTTGAAATGTAATCAATGCTATTAAGAAAACACGGCTAACCGCTTCGGTTGTTTTCGTTTAACAAAACTATAATCATAATTAGATATATATTAAATAATAATTCAAGGAGAAAACAGTGCGTTATATTTATGAAACAGTTCAAATTCCACCAAATATTAATGTAGGGAAAAAAGATAAAGGCAATGAAGCTGGAGCTTATTTGCGTGAAATAATAAATAACAAAGCCAAAGATAATTGGGAATTTGTAAGCGTTGAGAGCGTTGGAGTAAGAACATCCCCAGGGTGTCTTGCTTCTCTTTTAGGAAAGAAAGAAGAATATTCTATTTATTATGTGATTATCTTTAGACGTGAAGTGGCTTAGTTTTAAATTAATATATCTATATAGAGCGATAGCCCCCAATCGCATTCGCTCAGCATGTAGATTCGAACCGTCTTGCTCAGAATATGCCTTATTAGCAATTGAAAAATATGGCGTATTCAAAGGGTGGAAAATGACATTAGGCAGATTAATGAGATGTAAACCACCAAATGGTGGCAAAGATTATCCGTAACAACCGCTTCGGCGGTTATTGAAACAAAGATTCAATCGTTCAAATAGAATAAAGTAAATTAGATAGTTATTGATAATTTTAATTATAAGGGATATATTATATATATTCCCAATTTGGGAAATTTATGAAAATATTCGGGAAAGAAAAGATAATCAAATTTAATAAGAAACATCCTGAAGCAAGTAGACACCTGAACTCTTGGGTAAGAAAAGTTGAATTGTCAACTTGGAATAATCCACATGACATTAAAAACAATTTTAATAATTCATATGACCAGTTAGGTGATTCTAAAGGTGTTTTTAATGTCAAACATAATAACTATAGAGTTGTTGTTCAAGTGAGATATTGTAATGGCATGGTTCTTATTGATGGGGTCTATACTCATTCTGAATATGATAAATTGAGGTTAAAATAATGGCTAGCTATTTTTGGACTATACTGCATAATGAAGCAGAATATCAAAAAGCAATGGATCGATTCACTGAACTTTTCGGTAAAGAATTAACACCTCTTTCAGAGGAAAGCGATGAATTCGAATTATTAGCAATGCTAATTGAAAAATATGAAAATTTAAACTACCCCGTTGAGGCTCCTTCTCCTATTGATTATATAAAATTTATTATGGATCAAAAAGGTTTAACTAATGAAGATATGAAAAAATATTTAGGTTCATCATCTAAAGTGTCAGAAGTCCTCAATGGCAAAAGAAATCTAAGTTTAAATATGATTAAAAAACTTCATAATGGACTTGGTATACCTGCAGATATCTTAATTCAAGATATCAATTGTATAGATGATGAGAATAATGGCGTTATTTTTTCGAAATTAATTAACAATGAAGCTTGCTACATAGAATTAGAAGAATCTACTAAATTTGACATTATACTTATATGTAAAAATATAATAGAAAAGATTAAAAATCCTATGAAAGGTGGATTAGACAATAATTATCCGAATGATACTAATAGCTGTCTTTATTATTAATATACTAGTTAAAGAGAAATAAAATATGGATAAATTATTTAAACAAAAGAAAGATTTCATTATTATTAATATTAGCTTTGATGAATATAGAAAAGCGAAAAACGGTACAGATATTGAATTTCAAATAAATGAATCTCAAGAAAGCATCATGATTCATAAAGAATTAGATAAACTAATGGTTAAGATGATAACTACAATTGTTGGTGTTGATAATGAGAATACTCAAATTTTTTCTTTTGTGTTGAGATCTAATACTCAAGTTTATCTTAAAGAAAAATTGAAAACAGAAAATCAATCTAAGTCACCAATATTATCAGATGAAATAAAAACACAAGCAGAAATTATTGCATCAACTGAAAATAAAACTTTCATTAAACAGTTTTTTAATAAAACTCATATTCCAATTAGTTCCGATCAATTCTAAATATAAATCAGTATATAACCAACCCGTCAGCGCGGGTTTTTTCATACTTATCTAAAAATTAACTGTACTTTTTTACATACCGCTAATCATTCATTAATCACATTCTAAGGATGTTTCTTATTTTCCACATGACCTGTTCAGCAAAAAATAAAAAATAGCCTTATTATCGATAATAGACCTCTTTAAGCTGATCTTTTTATTGAAGCTTTTTCTTTTATTGGGTATAATTTGATCTATATTTAGTGGTTGGCAACATAATAAACTACTAGATATGGGAAAGCCCGATACGCTAATATCGGGCTAATACAAAAAAATAAAGCATTATGGGCTTTATTGCGAGATCTCGATAGTTATTCTATATTCGTTTTCTTTTTAAGTAAAGCCCTATTTAATGCTTATCACTCAGAGAGGTATTAAAAATGGGTTATTCACCTATATGCCATAAGGCACACCGTTACGATGTTCACTTCGAATCATTACCTGAATATCAAGGTACATTTAGCCGACATAAATGCGCTGGCTGTGCATTTGAGTTAGGGTATTTTCATGCAGTAAATGGAATACCTAAAGCGATTGATGATTCAGTTTTAGATAGCATCCCGTACAGTCAAGCTGGTAGCGTCAGACACAAAGATGCTTTTACCGCATACAATGATGGGTATAAATTTGCATTAAGCTTAGCTAAAGTCGCTTAATATATACCAAAAATAACAAAGCCCCTTTCGGGGCTTTTTTCACATCTAAAATCCCCACCACAACTTTAAAACAATTCATTGATTAAAAAATAATCAAACGAATAACAATCAATCACACAAAAACAACAACTTAACAACTTAATTAAAAATAACAACAACTTTAGGTGTTGATATTAATAACAACTTATGTTGTAATAATCACATCAAAACAAATCAACTTAACCAAAAAGTTAAACAAGACTACGAGTTATTTAACAGATTAAGAAGATTCAAGTAGCTAGCTGAGGCATATGAAAGTACAGCGGTTTTGAAAGCAATCACAGCAGTACGCATCGGGTGAGCGACTTAATCACTCCCAGCCTCGAGAGAGACCGACTGGCCATCAAGTTCTTTAGTAAAAAGATTGCTTAATTTTATATAGTAACCAGAGATTAGAGGCGGCTACTGGTTGCTGATTCCGCCTAGTGGGTGACTGGATGAATTGTGCAGGTAAACCACCAAGCAGGCTGAGAGGTCTGCGTCTAATAATCAAATCAAAGCGCATTTAAACAAGTGCGCTTGAGTTTGATGTAAATAATACTAATTATTATCAGTATTATTTTTTTTGATTTCTTTTCTAATAAATTTTTCAAATGATGGATCTAGTACAAAGCGACATTCGGTATCAAATGTACGCGGAAAACCACATTGAATAATCACCCCCTTATTAATAAGCTTAATAACATGTTTAGGTATTTTTTCCGCTTCAAATGAAATGTATGGATAACCACTATGTAATAAATAAGCAATAACTTCTTTCTCAGATTTATTTAACGAATTAATTAATAATACTAATTCATTTCGTTCTTTATTTAGTTGTTTTTTATTAGAAAAATTTGTATAGAACTTTTTAAAATTTATTACTACAGAATAAATAAAACTGCACAAAATAAAACTGGTAGCAAAAACCGCTATTTCATAACTGAATGGAATTTTTACTTTTTCACTAAATTTAATTTGAATTTCGGTGGGAACTATAAAAAAAATACATAATGAAACAAGAACTATCAACATGCTTTTTAATGAAAAAATATCCTTTCTAAAGATAGAAACAATAGTAACTAGCCAATCTGGCATACATAAAAATCCTTGTTTGTACGTGGTTATGAGTATTCTAAATCCTTGTACGTGGTTGTCAAGGGAGCACGAGCCTGAGCGTGTTGCAGTATTACTCAGGCACATTAATGAACACCTTTATGAGATGTTTTGATGGATTAAAACTACCAAATTTCGAGGTAATTTATGCAATTACATAGAGCTGTAGAGAACGGTTACGAAAAAGCATATTGCAAAATGATGAACGATGTCGAAATGCAAGACGCTAAAGATGATTGGATTGAAGCTAGAGCCGAAGAATTGCTTGGAAATTTCAGTAACGACAACGATTGGCAAATAGTAGAGCTGTTAAAAATAAAGCTAGAAAGTAAAAACATTGATGCTGACATTTACAATCAGTTTATAACCGATATATGTTACTCTCAAGCTAAAGTTGAGTATAACAAAAGATTCTGACAACTCGGAAAGACGAGTACATGCAAGTCCTTTGCCCCAGAAATGGGGCTTTTTTGAGGGATTTATTAAATGAATAAAAAAATTAAAGAAGCCAGCGATTTAACTAATAAATTAATATCTGATGCTGTTAAAAATATTCAATCAAATAATGACGATTACATCATAGATTATTTTGCTGAGTTGATTTTATCTGTCAAAGCTGAGCTTGGTATAGCTACATATACAAGCGCAAAGAGCGCAATAAAAAATGAAATAAAAATTAGCCCAAGTTTTATGACATCGCTAGATAGCGCTATAGTTTTTGCAAGAAGAAGAATATATCTAAATTTAATTCTAAAACCGAAAACGGCTTGGCGCTTGCCGTAAAAGCGCCCCTTTTATTCTTAAGCATATTTGCCCGTGAATTGAGTAACGGGCTTTTTTACAGATTTAGCAAGTAGTTAACGACTATAAGGAATAAATAATGGAAAAATCAACACCGTTGCCTATTTCTCGTGAAATGTGGGCGATGATTGCTAAAGAATGGCAATGGGCAGTATTGGGGGGTAATGGTTATGTGTATTTTTTCGACAGTAAACCTTCTATTCACAAGATTAGATATGAGTGGATTGATAGTGACGGGTGGAATGGTTGCGACAGTGTGTTAGCGATAAGCACAGAAGGAATAAACTGGAGTCTGTCACTCACAAAAAGACCAGATGATGTCTAAATTAAGGGGCAAACAATGACAAGTAAAAAGATTATTGAGCGATTACAGCAAAAAGACTGGTTTGTTAAGTGTAAAACTGAGCATGAACTAGCGTTAGTGTCAAATGCATGTTTGGATGCTGATATTCCTTGGTTTTCTGGAACTAAGGCATCTAGATTTGCTCCAGACTTGCTTGCATCATTGATTGTTATATCTAGACAAAATCACTTATTCAAAAGACGTATTGGCTTCGCTTATTGTGCGTCGCCTTGTGAATGCGAAGACATAGACATAACAGATTGGTTTTTCGAAGAATTGAGGAGTGAATAATGGAAAAATTAACACCGCAAAACGAACATGAAGAACACATGGTGCAGGTTTTATTAGCAATAATGCAGGGTGTGCCAGTTGAAGAATATAATGACGACAACTACTTTTGGCACCCGTCAGACTCTAATTGTATTTTTTTAAATACAGAATATCGCATTACACCAAAATCTACACCGCTACCAATTACGCGCAAGATGTGGCGAATGATTAATAAAAAATGGAAATACGCGGCAATGGACAAAGATGGCGAAGTGTATTTTTATATTAATGAACCATATACCGATAAATATGGTGGTTGCTGGAATGATTCTAGCAGTAAGTATTGTAGAAGCGCCTTATTCATCAATATTGATGGAATTAATTGGAGTCTCTCACTCACAGAGCGACCAGAGGACGTCTAAATGAACACAATACCAATTGATTACGTCGGCTGTAATGTTTATCAAACAGACCGATTTAATATTAATTACAAACTAAACAAGGGCGAGCAAATATACGCCCTTTTTTGTGTCTTAATTGTGACATTTGGCGGGTTGTTTATGCTGATTCGATGGATGTTAGAAGTGGCGACTAATTAAAGGAAATATAAAAATGGCAGAATCGTTTGAAAAGAAAATTTGGGAAACTCTATCACAAGTTAATGTTAATGACAAAGTAGAAAAAAAGAACGGATTAACATATCTGTCTTGGGCGTGGGCATGGGGTGTTTTAATGGAGTATTATCCTCAATCATCATACATAATTAACCCACCAACCACAGAAATGGATGGCTCTATGACGGTTAGCGTAACGCTAACAATAAAAGAGGATAACAACGAGGCAACTCGATTTATGTGGCTACCAGTTATGGATTTTAAAAACCACGCTATTAAGTCGCCAAATTCAGTAGATATCAACAAAGCGACAATGCGATGTTTAACCAAGGCTATATCAATGTTTGGATTGGGTTTTTATATTTACGCTGGTGAGGATTTGCCAGAAGAAGAAAAGCAGGCGCAAAAAATTAATGAAGATGCGTTAAACAAAAAACGAGAATCATTAATCAAAGCGGTTGAACAATCTGCACAAAAAGGCATTGATGCAATGGGTGAGTTTTGGAAATCATTATCAATTGAAGACCAAAAACTTATCGGGTCTAGTGAAAAACGTCGTATCTATGATATGGCAAAAGAGGCTGATAATGGAACAGCGAACGGATGAATGGTTTAACGCACGGCTAGGCAAAGTAACTGCAAGTAGAATTAGTGATGTGATGGCTAAAACAAAAAGCGGTTATTCAACTAGCCGCCAAAATTACATGGCTCAGCTAATTTGCGAACGTCTAACAGAAAAACCAACCGAATCATACTCTAACGCCGCTATGCAACGCGGCACAGAGTTAGAGCCAACAGCCAGAGAAATGTACATACTAAACCAATTTGACGTAACCGTTAAAGAAGTTGGTTTTATCCACCACCCCACAATCGAAAACGCAGGAGCAAGCCCAGACGGGCTAGTAAATGATGATGGATTAATTGAAATAAAATGCCCGAATACGTGGACGCACTTAGAATTTATGCAATCACTAAAGCCAAAGCGTGAGTATATCTTACAAATGCAATGGCAAATGATGTGCACGGGTCGAAAATGGTGCGATTTTGTCAGTTATGACGATAGGTTACCAGATAATTTGAGCTTTAGATGTATACGAATTCATTACGACGAAGCATTAGCTCAAGAGATAGAAGCAGAAGTTATCAAATTTCTGCAAGAACTAGATGAGCGTATCAAACAAATAGAAGCCGCATAACCGTCCAAATGACTTTTTTTAAAGGATAAAACAATGACTAGATTAACTAAATCTATCAAAGAGCAAATTTGTAAAAATGCAATTGAACAATCGCTAGTAAATAAAGAGCTGAAAACAGCAAATGAAAATTTATCTAAATTTTTATACATATACTGATATGGGAGAAGATACTACAGTTGATTTAGAGCAGGTTATAAAAATAGGTGATAAATAATAATGATGATGAACATATGTTGGCATAAATATCCAGATGAAAAACCATGTGATAGTTGGAAATTTAATGATGTTATTGTTGTAATAGAGAATATATATGATGACTGTCCAAGTATACAGGCTTGTTGTTACGATGAACGTGAAGATAAATTTTTTACGGAAAGTGCTATTTGTCCTCGTTGTGATATGAGTATTAAACATTACATTAACGGGAAAGTATTATACTGGATATTTGTGTGTGAATTAGAAACACCAGAGGATGTGAATGATGACTAAATTGAATTGGCGCAAATTTCCAGATGAAGCGCCAGAGAAAGAAGATGGTATTGCTCAAAAACTGTGTATCGTACGTATTCGTTTTTTAAATGGGCGTGAAGAATTGTGTGAAGCAACAGTATATGACTGGTACGACGAACACGCAGAATTCGACGAGTGGTTAGATGATTATGTTGGCAAATGGTCCGAGCATGATAACGATGAAATAACACACTGGATTTATGCACATGAGCTACCGCTACCGAAGGAGTAATCATGTCAGATAAAATAACGTTTGTTGTTTATGCGCGAATTGGGTCATTTATATATAAAAGAATAGTCGTTGATAAAGCTGAATATGATGCAGTAGAAGATAAAAGTGCATACGAACAAGAATTGCTCAGAAATTATCTTCCAGATCTTGTAGACAGCGGAATATATATTGAGGATTAAATTATGAAATATTTTACGTATGACCACAATGGCGAGGGCTTTGAATATCACAATACCAAAGAAGAAGCAAAACGCCATGCAGAAGAGTTGTTAGATTTTTATTTACAAAACGACGATGAGAACAATGTAGATATTTGTTGGGGTGAGATAAAAGAAGATGTGCATTCAAATGATGCTGAACTGAAATTTAAAAAGGTGATGTGATTATGATTACAGAAGAGGAATGGAGCAACTTAGCGGCTGGAAATGTCATATATTGTGTATATGAGCTGTGGGACATCGTCAGTGTGACTAAGGTTAATATATTAAAGATCACTAAGGCGCAAATAACATTTAAATCGGACATCCAGCATTCGTGTACTAACGTATACAACAAATCAAACTCTCACTGTTTATTTACAAATGAAATTTGTGCAATCAAATACGCTATTATTTTGTCATCACAAAAACAAAAAAAATTGCATAGAGAAATAGACAGAATAGAAATCAGCAAACAATCATTTATACAGAGATGTAAACAACTGGAGTAGAGCATGACAAATACAAAACTTGATGATTTTGAAAAAGAAATTTTACGAAAAATCGATAACAATGAGCCGTTAACTGAGGATGAGATCGAGGAGCTCTTATACTACAGCGTCGATTCTATGGTTGTTAATACAGGAAGGTGGGTTAATGACAAAATCGAAATTGTCCAACTTGAACATCGTACGTTTAGTATCGAGTGGAAACAGGGATTAACTGAGAATCAGGAGAGTTTATTTGCATCTCAGATACCGGTTGAGGTTAAATCGGTTACAAAAATAATCGAAACAACAGAATGGGTGAAACTGGAGAAATAAAAATTGAAAAAATACAGCAACAAATTGTTGAGAATTTAAAAGGGCTGGAGCAAGAAAATGGCAAATAATTTAAATCAGTGTTTATTCACTGGCAGAATCGGGAAAATCGAGGAGCGTTACACTTCTGATAACAAGTTAATCGTTAATTTCAGCATGGCAATTGGTAGCTATAAGAAGAATGGTGATAGCTATGAAGATGTCACAGACTGGGCTAATTTACGAGCATTTGGTAAGATTGCTGAGAAAGTAAGAGATAAAGGCAAAGGTGCTTTTATTCGTGTTACAACTCGATACAAAACAGATAAATGGCAGGACCAACAAGGCAACAACAAAACAGCCATTTATTTTATAGTTGATGATTTTGAGGCGTTAACGTTCGATAAAAGCAGTAATCAGTCAGCACAACAACATAAACCGCAAACATCAGCTCAGCAAAATGAGTTTATAGATAATGAGATTCCTTTTTAAATCAATACATTATAAAGCTACCCACAAATTCTGTTAATAACTCACTGAACAACCACCCTATTCTATTAATTTATTACAAATATCTGCGCTGATTATTTGGCGTGCGATTTCTATTATCTAAAGGAAATAATAATGAACATCAATAAACCCGTCATTGACGTTTGCTGTGGCTCTCGCATGTTCTATTTTAACAAACTCGATGATCGAGTTTTGTTTTGTGATAAGCGAAAAGAGAGTCACGTAATATGCGACGGTCGAGTAGTAGATATCAATCCAGATGTGCAAGTCGATTTCACTTCCTTGCCGTTCGACAATGAAACATTTTATCAAGTTTGTTTCGATCCGCCCCATCTAATCAAAGTTGGCCAACGCAGTTGGCTAGCCAAAAAATATGGCCAACTTAATAAGACAACTTGGCAAGATGATTTAAGAAAAGGCTTTAGTGAATGCTTTCGAGTGCTAAAAACTAACGGCACGCTAATCTTTAAATGGAACGAAACAGATATACCAGTTAAAGAGATTTTGGCATTGACAGAATACGAACCGCTTTTTGGACACATCAGTGGTAAAAGGTCCAACACTCATTGGATGTCATTTATTAAGAGGAAATAATTGGAATGGCAACACATTTTCAAACAAAAAAATTAAGGGGTAAGTGTTTTTTAAATTCAACGGGAGGCAAGTAGCCTAACGAAGAATGTAATCGTTTATGATTATACCAATAAGCATAAGCCGAAAAAGCGCGTTGTAACTCAGCCGTTGAGTTAAAACGTTGGCCTTTTACAAATTCCGTTTTAATTGTTTTAAATGTCGCTTCCGCTACCGCATTATCATAAGGACATCCTTTCTTG